CCATTTATATTGTCTCCTATAGTATTATTTATCTAAAGATAAAAGCCATAAAAAAACTGGGAGGCCCAGTTTTTTTAATGTTAAAATGTCTATAATTTAGACAGTTGTACCACCTGTTGTTAAGATGCCTGATTGTCCTACACCTGCGCCAGGTAAAGAATCTAATGATCCTTCCGATCCATTTGTTTGAACTGCATTGTCGAACTGGATTGTCAATGCAATGGACACCGCGTCAGATGTTCCATAGTTAAGTTGCTGATAGTTTGCTTGCTGTAAGAAACAACCTGCTACTGACCAGTTTTCCAAAACGTTTGGTGTAGTAACGCCGTTACCACCATCTAAGATTTGAATTTCCATTTGGAACTTGTAGTCTGAACCAGTTGGGGCAGAAGACTGCTCGTAGAAATCTAATTGACGTTGTAACTGTGCGCCAACTGCTTGAGATACTAAACCTGAAGCATCATCTCTGACGTTGAGAGCAAGGGTTTGCCATGTGTGCTTACCAGCTAGATAAACACGTGAATTATATGCATTCAATGTAATCTGATCGAATTGAACTTGTGGTCTAGCACAATCAATTACTTGTCGTGTAAGGGAAAGTTCTTCGTTCGTTGCACCTATATTACCAAACCCAACAAAGTTCACCCGGAACCTATATTGAAGTTTCGGCATCAATAGGCTTTGATTACCGGTTGCGTCATCGGTATTAACCGATAGTTTTGCTAATGTCTCTGAGGCTGATGCCATGTTATTAATCTCCTAATATTAAATATATCTATATATATTTATCTTTTAAAATCAAAGAGGCCGAAGCCTCTTTGATATTTCTTATGAACCTGATAATTCGCCAGTGTTGAATATTCTAACTGGAACATAGATGAATTCAGCCGCCTTGACTGGCTCCACTGCTATGTCGATCCAAAGTTCATTTCTATCTATTCTTGCTGGTGTATTGTTAGATGAATCACAAACAATTGAATAGTCATACAAACCACGTGTTGAAACTAGATCCTGGAACAATGACTCTACTACTGATGTAATAGACTTTCTTGTTTGAGCATCGTTTGGTTCGAATACGAATGGTCTCGCCGCTAATATCAATTGTCTACGTATGTAAGCAATCAATCGTGCTACGTTGATTCTATCAAGTGCAGATGATGAATTGAATGATGTTTTGTTACCATAGTTCAATAAACCATTACCTGTGAAGAATACCATTGGGTTGATAAAGTTTGTGTATAACACATCTCTGATACCAATGCGTGTTCTTATTGCTTGGAACTCGCCCTCTGCATCAAGATAACCAATGTTTGCCGCATTGTCAATAAGTCCACGTCTAGTTCCCGCTGGAGCTAACCAAGGATAAGCAACATTATCGTTACGCAACATTGTTCTTATCATCATGTGTGATGATGGAACAGCCACTAATTTACCTGCTAAGTCAGTAGTGATACCCGATGGATAGAATAGACCCATGTAAGTATTTCTAGTTACAAGTCCGTCTTCTCCTGTAGAAGCCGCTAACGCTGTGTTAGTTGCCCAAGCCTGAATTTCAGTTGCATCATCTTTAAGTCTCATTGGAGTATCACCAACAATGTAAGATGTCTCACCTCTGTCAGAGTTCAACGCAATCATATTGGGTTGTAGTTCTGGGTAGTTCGGAGATGCTTGTAAATTGAAGAAGTTATCTTCATCTCTGATAGCCGTATTGCTGTCTATCGCTGACCTCATTGACTGTACAACCATTGCTCTTTGTGCTTTACGACCTGCATACATAGCGCCGTTTGATTGTTCGCCTGAAGCAGTTACCCATGCATCCTTCTCAGAAGGAAGAACTTTATTTGGGAATCTGTCAGCATTAAACCAGTTAACTCTGTACTGTTTTACATTGTAACTAGAACGTCTTGTGTTCCAAACTAACATACCTTGTGGGTAGTTTGCTTCTGAAGGAGCATCAATATCTGCGTAATCACTTGCTAACAATGAAATAACAGTTGGAATTGGATCATTTGCTGGGTTAGTTGTAGCATTAGTTGCCCAACGAACGTCATTAAACAAAATTCCAGATGGATTAGTTTGATCTGAGTTGTCTATTAACACCCATTCATCAGTTGCTGATCCGCCACCTACTTGAGTAATTTGTTGATATCTATACAGAAGAGGATACCGTTCTAAATCAGCAGTGCTTAACCAAAGATCGCCGTATACTAATGCTGATAAGCCAGCATTATCTTGTGTAGTCGGCTCAGTCGCACTTACTAGTGGACCATTTGCATTAGTTGCGTTAGCTACTGATGGGCTAGGTAATCCATTTGCATCATATCCTTGATTTTTATAACCCTTCCATCCGCCACCGTAGTTTACCATAATATCAACTTGATCAGTTGATGAGTAATACCAGTTAGCCATGTTAGTTGGGACTGCTGTTGGAGCGCCTTCGTTCGCTGTCAATGAATTCGCGCCTGTTGTAGTAACAGAAAACTCTTTCCAGTTAGACAATTGAACTGTAAATGCGTTTGCACCTACACCTGAGAACCAAGTATAAGAAGTAACTACGCCAGCATTCACAGAAGAAACAACAACGACTAAATCATTAGCTGTTGTAGCTCCACCTAAGCCAGAGCCTAAGAACGTAACTTGATCTCCGACTGCATGACCAGTACCACCTGAACCAACACTTGTTGGTTCGAAAGTATAGTAGCCATAATCGTTTGATACAGCAATGTTTAAGCCTGCGCCTGACCCTGTAGTTGAACTTTGTGTTACAGAGAATGAAATATCATTTCTGAATGGTCCAGGTTTGCATCCGACTGTTGCATCTTCGAATCCTGCTTCTAACCAGAGACCAGAAGATACACCGGTAGAATCAGAAAAATCATCTAATACAATAACTCCACCTGCTGTGTGAGATAGTGTTATAGTTCCGTCATCATTAACTGTCGCTGATGTATAAGGAAGATTCATTGATTGCCATGAAGTTACAAAGTCTGTTGCATCAGTGTTATTTGCTAGATTAAATGTGTACTTAGTACTTAGTGCAGAAGCGCCAGGTGTAGTAATTTGAACAGAAGCAACGTAAGGACCAGATGTAAAGTCAGGAGTCGTATTAGTACCCTGAACTGTAGTTGCACCTGTTGTGGCTCTGTAGAAATAGTAAAGTGGGCTAGCTAAGTAATCTGAATCAAATCCATACTGTGCATAAACACTACCAGCTGGTATTGCTTGTCCGCCTGTTGAGTCTGAAGCATAAATCTGTGCCCAGTCACTTGAAGCAAATGTTGGTGTCTTTGCAGTATATGATATAGATGTTGAATCATACTCTGAGATAACTGGCTGTAAGCCAGTTCCTGCTACTTTAACCCAAACAGATCCAGTTGGAGCTGGTGCAGCCTGCCCAACTTGCCATGATGGTTGTTGAGCAGATGTGCCGTAGAATGCTTTAGGTTGAAATCCAGTTACTGTAGTACCAGTAAATCCTAAATCAGCCATAATGGTGTCGCCGGAGCCTGCATCGTTAAATCTAACGTAGTAAGGATCGACTGTGCTTCCACCTGTTTGAGCAGAATAGATAGTAAGTTTACCAGACTCTACTGCCGCTGAGATCCACTTCCAATTCAATGCATTAATCTGTGATGCTAAGTCTGCTACAGTGTTGTTAGGTGCTGCCGAAACAGTAAGCACTGCACTGTTTGTTCCGTTTAGAACGAAAGTAACAGTATCAGTAGCTGTTAGTACAGGATCTGAAACTGTACTTTGAAGTGCAGGATGAGCAGAAAGCCATCCTGTACTTCCTATGCCTACCCAAGTGTTAGTGCGATCTTTGTACCAATAAGTTGGTGCAGTAGATGAATTTGGTAATGTATAATCAGGGATTGATACAATTGCATAATCACCGATATTTCCGATTGATGATAATGGTGCGCCAGCTGATACTAAAGTAGATAGTGATATAACAGTTGGTGCCGTTGCAGTAAATGCGCCGGTTGTTGCATTAAATTCGTTAATTCCCCAAGTAGAACTAGTTGTGTCTAACCAGTAAGAACCGTTTTTAGGAGCTCCTGTTGGGCGACCTGTTGATCCCACTAAACTAGCTAGATCAATGTCTGCTCTTAAACAGAAAACTTGATTAGAAATACCAAGTGCTGAGTAAGCCGCTAACAAACCGTATTCATTTAATTCATATCCTTGAAGTGCTGTTCCGCTTGCTGAAGAATAGAAGAATGGGTTTCCATATAAAGTAACCAGGTCGCGTTGACTTGTAACTCTATACATTTTACCTGCATTAGCCGCAGTGGTTGCCGCCGCTGTGCCGGTACTTGTTGGGTCCGCTTTGTTTTCTGCTGTTGCTAAAACAATAAATGGGATTGATGCAGGAGCCCCTGCCAGATATTGACTTTCATCAATTATCGATACTTGTACGCCTGGTGATGTTAGTGCCATAATATTAGTCCTTTTGTATGATTGTGAGGGTTACACCCTGTGTTTTTCATACTATTATTTATCTCGGAATGAAAAAAATAGCGGATAACGACACCTTCGAAGGTATTTCATAAATACGTATATGTCAGTGTCAAGACCAATATGCAAAAAATGCAACAAAAATGTATGTGCCGTCAATTATATAAAGAACGGCACTCGACATTATCGGAGCATATGCGATACCTGTGGGAAGAATAATCCTAAGAGGGCGACTGTATACTTGTGGCAAAAAGCAGGATACAAGAAAGATACTACTTGTTTTCTTTGTGGCTTTCAGGGTTTATACTCTAGCCAAATGACAGTGTTTCATATAGATGGTAACCCACAAAACACAGATTTTACAAATCTAAGAACGATCTGCTTAAACTGCGTCGAGGTTGTTAAGAAAAAGAACGTATTGTGGATACGTGGAGATTTAACTGTAGATTATTAAAACAATCGGCGCTCTATGTTTTTATGCAACTCGTCTATTGTGCCATTGTTATCAATCTTATAATCGTACTCTACGCCAATGGCGCTGTATTCACTTGCATGTACATTGAAATTGGTTAACTCAGCCAATGCTTGTGGGTTACTTGTCAGATTATAATCTCTTGCAAATGGTAGCCATAGCGGTTGTTCACCTCGTTCAACTCGAATAGTGAAACCACCAGCATTTTTGATTGAAGTAAATTCATTTTTAAAACGACAATCAGTGATGACAATATTGTCGGTTGTAGCTCGCATTTTATTATCTACAGATGCTATCCAGATATCATCGTGAAAGGTGCGCCTAGCTACTTCTGTTCCCCAATACTGCAAAACCCAACGAGGAGTTAAATCTGGCATTTGTAATCTATTTGACCACCATACATCGACTTCTTCTCGCCATTCTCTACTGCGTGGTGTGGTACCTTCTAACATTTCTCGGTCCCAACCAAAAATTGAGGAAATAGAATCTTTGAGGGCGCCTGCATAACTGAGTCTAGTGAAACCATGAACGTCGATGAGATAATCAGCGGCGGTATCTTTACCACTGCCCATCAAGCCTGTAATACCTACTATCATTGATAATCCTTTATTTAGATAGTCATATTAGAGTATATTGAAGCGAAAGTCAAATGTTTTGGGTCTAATCTACTCTACCCATTCAGATACAAGGGTCTACGTTTTCTAAATCAGTGGTTGTAATATCAATAGTGTCGATATGGCCTTTAAACGGCATCATGGATGCGATATCCCCACATTCAATTCCGATATACCAAATATTGTCTGTGAATTGAATACTGTTAATCACCTTAGATGCTAGCCTTGAACCCAAGTGAGTGGCTGTGAGTAATCAACATAGTCTCTGAGGTCTTTCAGGCATCTTTCTTGCTCTGCTTTGCCTTCTGCTTTCATAGCGGCACCGTTTAGAGCAGTACCACCACCTGGACCTTGAATAGTCGAGAACTTTTCACGTGCTTCACCGATGATTTGTTTGAGTG